GGTTTAGTAAAAATAGAGGAAACAAAAAATAATATTTACACAAAAGGCGTAAATAGATATTTAGAACCCGGAAACATGACTGTTTCAATTTATCTAAAACATTTGGAAGAAATGCAAATAGATATTAAATACGGGGATTTTATTGGGTATCCCGAATCAGAAGAAAAAATAAGATACTATACTGTAACAAACGATGGAAAAGTTGTCTCAGATAATAAACATAATATGTTTGGGTTTAAACCATACTACAGAACAATTATTTGTGCACCAGCACAAGAGTTTGAATTTAGAGGGGTATGAAAATAATATTAAATGAAAACCAATTCAAACTACTGTTAGAACAGGAAGGATTTGATGAATTTGCAGTTGAAGTTTCAGAAAAATATCCTGATTCCGTTTATTTATTGCGTTTTATAAGTGATTTTGTTAAAAAATCAGGATGTCAGAAAATTGACATTGAACCACTTGAATATGGTGCGTTTGGTTTGTCTTTAGTTGATAGAGTTGTTATTAATAAAAAATCATTAGAGTTACCATTATCGAATTTTCTTTATACTTTATTTCATGAAGTTGCTCACCAATATCAATATAAAAAGTATGGTATTGATAAAATGTATGGAATTTACACTGGTGATATTTCCGTCGATGAAGGTGCAAAATTTATGAAATATGTGGAAAATGTTGCTGATGATTTTGCAATTAGAAAATTAAGAGAAATTAATAAGTTATTTGATGATAAAATCAAAATAAATGCAAATATAAATAAAATTTATGAAAAAATTCCCATAGATTATTATAAAAATCTAATTAATATTTTTATCAAAAAAATTAAAGATGGTAATTATACTAGTAAAGAGGATATAAGTGAAATACTTTACAATTACGTTAAAAACGGAAAATAATGGGAATACCTAAAAGAAAAACAGATATAAAAGTTTTTGGTGTTAGTAAAAACACCGACAATGCTGTAATTGGTAGAAGAAAAGAATTGTTAGAAGAAATAACAAAATCAGATACCTTTTTACCCGATTCAATAATGCACGATGATATGGATTTAGGCATGTTAGAATTTGTAAAAGAAAATTTTAAAATTACGTCTGATGGAGAACAAATTCCAACAATACCAAAAATATTAACAATTCAAAGATGGTCTGAATTTAAAAATAATTGGAATTTTTCGGATGATGATGGTAACATGAAATTACCTTTTATTGCTGTAATTAGAAAACCAGATGTACAACTAGGAACCAATCCATCTATACAAAGAACAATACCTGATAGAAGAGATTTTTTTTACGCATCAGTACCAACATGGGATGGTAATCAAATGGGTGCGGATGTTTATAAAATACCACAACCTGTTCCGGTTGATATTGGATTTGAAGTTACAATAGTTTGTACGAAATTTAGAGATATTAATACTTTTAATAAAAAAGTTTTACAGAAGTTTTCGTCGAGACAAGCTTATACAAAGATTAAAGGCCACTATATCCCAATAATATTAGATAGAATTGAAAACGATAATAGTGTATCTGATACCATGGATGGTAGAAGATTTTATGCTCAAAATTATTCTTTTACAATGTTGGGTTTTTTAATTGATGAAGAAGAATTTGAGGTTTCACCAGCAATTTCTAGGTCGATATTAATGACAGAAGTTGAAAATAGAAGTTTGAAACTTAGTAATAAAAGTAATTTAATAACTTTAAACTCATTGTATTATCAATCCGGATTTAATAATGATGGACCAATTGTTGGTCAATATTTTGCAAATTCACAATATAAAGTTGATAAAACGGTTGAAATTGTTTTTCAAGATACAATAGATACTGTAACAGGTGATTCGATAAATCAAACAGTAAGATTATTCATAGAACCGAATCAAACGTCAGGAACAATTGAATACACAATTGGAGATAGTTATAACAATGTTTTATTTCCAAACATTATTTCAGGGGTAACAATTAATACAATTGGTAAATCAAAATATTCGTATTCATACGAAATAATTCAATCTCCGTAAATATCTTTTTTTTGTTGTATTGGTTTGGTATTATTTTTACAAACATCTTCAATACATTTTTGAATAACTTTGTGGATTTTTAATCCATTGACCTCACAATATTCTTTAAGAATTTTATGATGGTATTCGCTTATTTTAATATTCTTAAATGTACTATCACCCATAAAGATAAATATGGATAAAAAAAGATAAATTTATATTTATAACTATTTTTTTTTATAAAATAAAGGGAATCTTTGGTGGATGTGATAATATTTATTATAAAAGATAATAAAATAACATAATCAAAAAATTTAAAAATGGCAAATTCAAATAGAGTTTTTGTATCTCCTGGTGTTTATACATCAGAAAAAGATTTAACTTTTGTGGCTCAAAGTGTTGGAGTGAGTACACTTGGTTTAGTGGGTGAAACTTTAAAAGGACCCGCTTTTGAACCAATTTTAATAACAGATTTCGATGAATTCAAATCATATTTTGGAACAACATCACCACTTAAAGATGATAATAATAATCCAAAATTTGAATTACCTTATTTTGCTAAATCATATTTAGAAGAATCTAATCAATTATTTGTTACAAGAATTTTAGGTTTAACAGGTTACCTACCAAATAAAAGTTTTGGAGTACAAACAATAGGTGGAATTAATTTAGGTACACTAAGTGGTACCACTAGTGGTTTAACAATGTCCGCAACTACAACCACAATTACAGGTAGTTCAATATACAATGAATTATCTGATAAGATTTCAGTGGACGGAAACTACATCACAGATTATATTGTTTCAAATTTTAGTGGTAATACGTCTTCTAATCATGGTCAATGGTTTGTTATGGGACTTGTACCATCTACAGGTTTAACTTCGGTTACATCTTCTTTAGAAGAAGTTTCTCCTTTAACAGGTTTGAATAATGCAAGTAATAACAACAATAAAGAATGGTATAATGTTTTAGTAAATTCAGGTAACACTGAGGTGTATTCATATCTATTTGTTTATAATAGTGGAACGTCAAGATTTGATGTTACAAAATACACATATAATGCAACATTGAATACTGATTATGACGGTAAAATTGTTTTATCTTTTAGACCAAGAGGTTCATACGTTGGTCAAACATTGAATCTTGAAGTTACAACAAATAGTAATTTTAATATAAATGGAACTGGTTTAACTACAAACCCATTATCAGAATTTACGGTAAATGTAACCGGTTCAACAAGTGGTGCAAAGACTTTCACTTGTAGTATGGATACATCTTCATCAAAATATGTGACAAAAGTATTTGGTACCGATGTATATGATAGATTAAAATCGGACATTCCAATTTATGTTTTTGAATCGTACCCTAATTATCTTTTAGAAGCATACAAACAGGGTTATATTAGAGGTTTAAGTCTAACCGAAATTTATGAAGATGAAGGGAATTCATTTAGAACACAATGGGACACACCAGTATCACCAACGATAGTGTCAGAAGTCCGTGGTGGTGAAGTTGTTGATTTATTTGATATCGTAACAATTTCAGATGGTGATAGTGCGAATTTTGAAGTAAAAATATCGATAATAAACATCAACATCGAAACTGGTGAATTTGATTTAATTGTTAGAGATTTTAATGATACCGATGATAATATCGTTGTACTTGAAAAATTTTCAAGATGTTCAATGAATCCAGATTTACCTGGATTTGTTGCTAAAAAAATTGGAACATCTGATGGCGAATATGAATTACGTTCAAGATATATTATGTTATCTATGAATGCCAGTGCACCATCTGACGCATATCCCGCAGGATTCAAAGGGTTTGTTTCGAATGGTTCCTATGGTTCAAAAACCTTAGGCTCCGTTATGTATAAGACAGAGTTTTATGACGCTGGCGATACAATGGGTTATGAATCAGATGGTACTCCTATTTTATCTTCAGGTGATAAACTAAGAAGAACATATTTCGGTTTAGGTAATCAAGTTAGTCAAGTTACATTTGATAGAGATTTATTTAAATTTAAAGGAATAAATGCAACTTCATCAACTGAAGGATTTCACTTATCAACAAACGCTTCAACTTTGACAGGTACGACGTATTTAACAACACCATATGATTTAGAAGGTCAAACAGATGCAACAAACAATAAATTAACAAATATTAACTATAGAAAGTTTACATTAGCGGTATGTGGTGGATTTGATGGGTGGGACATTTATAGAAACGTAAGAACATATGGTGACAATTATATCTTTGGTAAACCAACATATGTAAGTGGTAACACTTCAAATGGGGGTGTATTTAGTACTCTTTCAGGAAATTCTGATTATTACTCATACATACAAGGTATTGACACTTTTTCAAATCCAGAAGCGGTTGATATCAATATATTTGCGACACCAGGTATAAACTTTTTTGACCACAGTTCATTGACAGCTTACGCAATTGAAATGGTTGAAGAAGATAGAGCAGACTCTTTATACGTAATATCAAGTCCAAATCAAACAACAACTGATGAAATTATTGATTCATTGGATTTAGTATCAATTGATAGTAACTATTCGTCAACATATTGGCCGTGGATTCAAGTGAGAGATGTGGATAATGCAACACAATTGTTTTTACCACCAACAGGTGAAGTATTAAGGAACATTGCGTTAACCGATAATGTTTCTTTTCCATGGTTTGCTGTGGCCGGGTATTCAAGAGGTTTAGTTAATTCAATTAAAGCATATAAGAAATTAACATTGGATGAAAGAGATGATTTGTATAAGAATAGAATTAATCCAATCGCAACTTTTGCTGATACAGGTACTATAATTTGGGGTAACAAAACTTTACAAGTTAGAGAATCCGCTTTGGATAGAATAAACGTAAGAAGACTTTTGTTGAGAACGAGAAAATTAATATCAGCAGTTGCGGTTAGACTTTTATTTGAACAAAATGATGAACAAGTTCGTAATGAGTTCTTAAGATTAGTTAATCCAATATTAGAATCGATAAAAAGAGAAAGAGGTGTTTACGAATTCAGAGTAACAGTATCAAACGACCCAGAGGATATTGATGCAAACACTTTGAGAGGTAAAATATATATTAAACCAACCCGCTCATTGGAATTCATTGATTTGGAATTTATAATTACACCTACAGGTGCATCTTTCGAAAATGTTTAAAAATTGCCCAGTATATTACACCAGTATATAAAACTAGTAGATAATAAATGTTAAATAGACTAGAAATAATAAATACTAGATAATAAAAACTAGAAATAATAAATACTAGATAATAAAAACTAGAAATAATAAATACTAGTATATACTGGGCTAATAAAAGATAAATAAAAAAAAAGAAAAAACCAAGTAATTATATAATTTTTTTGCCTTTATAACAAATTTTTCTTTTTTTATTAAACTTTTCCATTATATAGATATTTATAAACATACAAATAGAAGTATAAAAATAAATGCATAAAAAAAAATAAAATGGCA